TAGAAATTAATGGTCAAAAAATATATGGTGTTGGATCAGCACTTAACGGTAATACATTAGATTTAGACTACGACGAGCCAACTGATAGAAGCAATAGTGTAGCACTTACTTCATTGCAATCTATACATAATTTTTTAGATGTTAATAATAGCGAAACGGGAAATTATTGGGCATTATATAATGATTTAAATGCATATACAGATACTATTAATAAAAATAATGCTATCTTTAGTATTGATGAAACTGGCGCTGTTGTAGCAAAATCTCTTGAAGTTAATCAGTATATTTTGGATAGTGGCGGACTAAAATGGTCTAAAGATAGTAATGTAAAAATATACTATGATAGTGATGTTCAAGCTTGGAGAATAGAACCAGATTTATTTGGTTATGCAGACTCAGTAACCCCCGGATCCGATTCAGACTTATCTTTATCTTCGAATAATTTGCTTTTAAATCTTTCTGGAAAGAATGGTCAATTTTTATCTTATGGAGCGGCATCTGAAGCATATTATTTAGATTATGCACTTAAAACTGGTAGATTTATATTTGATGATGATCAGCTAAACGCAGAAAAAGAATTTATTCCTGATACTCAACTTGAGTCTATGGATTCTCAAGGTAAGTACAAATACTATGATCAGTTTAGTAATTTTTCTCACTATAATATAAGAGAATTTGATAGTGATCCTGTTGAAGATTTTACATTTCCTTTTAATGATTCAGATGCTCAAGTATTAAGATACGACGAAACCACTAATAGCATTTATAGTGATTTTGCACCTAGAACATTTGCTGGTTTTATATCACCTAAAAGATATAATTCATATAATGTTAGAGCAACCTTTAGTTCTACCACAGCTACAGATTTTCCAATATTTCTAGTAATAGCACAGTTAACCATAAGAGGTAGAGAATATACTATTAGTGCTTTTAGGAGACCAAAAGGAATTCTTCAAGAACATGGTGATTATTTAGAACTTAACCATATTAATGTAAATCCTCCTTCATGGGGCTTAGTTTATAACTATGGTCAATCAGATGAATATTACTTTGATTTTGATTGGGTAACAAGAGGAATGGCACCAGCGCCAGTTACACCAACATTTGATGGGCAATCTACTAGTGATTGGGTTTCTGCTGGCCAGACAACTGTATGGGGATTTAAAGATAATAATATAATATATGTTGCAACAAATCAATTTGGTTCTACAAATATAGAAAATCCAGAATTAAAAACTGGAATTTTATTAAATATAGAAGAAGAAATAGCAGCGGGCAGTACATTTTTAGAGCCGTTTCTAAATGCAGAAACATCTTATGGATTTGGTACGCAAAAGCAGACTGATGCTATTATAACAAATATTTTATTTACAACTGAAGATAATGATAAGAATATATTTGATTTAAAAAATGATTTAATTTATACCTTTGTTTCGGATAGAGAAAAAGATGAATTTGGCGTTGAAACACCTGGTTATTATGTTTTTGATAGTAATATTGGTGTTGATCAAATAATGAATACCGGTAGACTATTTTATAATGATAGATCAAAAACACTATACTGGAAAGACCCAGATAATTCATATCAGCTTATAAAAGAAGTTGACTTAAGTGGTTTACCTCAAAGTTCTGCTTATGTAGAAATGAGAGGAACTGGATTAAATCGTAATTCTCCAGCATATCTTTATATTGATAATGAAACAGAGTACTTTGAGTTTGATGAAAATCCAATTTTATTAAAAGGTTATCATGGGCATGGTAGAGGATTAAATCTTACTACATTTGATACTGTCGGCACAAAACTTTCTTCTACTACATTTGACACACATGGTGATTCAGCCAATTCTACATTATTATCTAATGCTATTAATAGTATGTCTAATGGTCATATTGGTGCAATAACATCATATGATGCTTGGATAGCAAATGTAAATGATACTCTCAGAACTACTGCCTTTGACCAAGGGTTAATGAAACTCTATAATGCTCCAACAAGCCCTATTAGAAACCCGTATGCTGCAGTATTTCAGAAAACTGGTACTAATGGAACTGTAAAAGCACATGAAATAAGTAGTGATGATTCTTCAGCTTCTCCCTATGCAGATTTAACATTTAGTATTACCAGAGGTACATTTCATACCTATGGTCCAGAACAACCAAACTCTTTATCGGCTTGGAACGGTAAAAGAGAGGCTTGGATAGATGAAAACCACAATACTAAAATTAATAATACTCTTATGCTCACAGAAGGCAGATATAAGGGGCTTGCATTTGATGGAACATCTTTTACTGCTAGTGGTATTAATGAAGACAGTGCTAGAATTTATCTTGTATCCGAAGAGGATTCCCAGAGAACAATGGTTCTTAAAGTTGGAGATAACCTTAACGATAAGATAGCATTTGAAGTTCCTGATGTAGATGGTGTGTTTCAAAATGGATTTATCAATTTCCATAGAGGAAATTTACATATAGTATTTGATCAAACACCACAGCTTGGTGGTGATTTAGATGTACAACAGTTTAGAATGTATAGAGACTCCTTAGAGCATGAATTAATTGATCTTGGTTATACTTTAGGTAAAGGCAGTAATAGTATAGCAACTGCTTCACGTCAAAGTATATTTAATTTCTTAGATAGAAATAATAATGAAACTGATAATTTCTTCGGTATATTTTCAAATAAAAATCCTATAATAGAAGCAACAACAAAGGATGATGCAGTATTTTCTGTTGAAGAAGACGGTACTGTAAATATGAATCTTGAGTCAAATGGTGCATTTAACTTTAATCATCCAGGCGGAACACCAGTAACAGAAATAGGTGAAGGTACCGGTAGGCAAGTGGGTTTAACCACTGATGATGTTCCAGAAGGACCATCAGGATTAAATTTATATTTTGATTCTGCTAGAATGTTTATAGCGTTAAAGCATGAAAATACTAATAGTAATACAGTTTATGATGCTGCCGGTGGTGGTATAGGTAATATTAATGTTAATCAGGCAACCAAAACACTTGAATTTGAAGGTATTACTAATACGGATGGGTTGCCAGAAGGGGCCACCAATCTTTACTTTACTGATGAGCGTGCACAAGATGCAGTTGGTAATATCATGTCTGGTGATGACGATATATTAGTCACTTATACCGATAATGGTAATGCAGCTGGTACTATAGAAATAACATCAACACTCACACAAGCATCTGTATTTGGATTACAAACTAAGTATGAATTGGAAGGTGGTGGAACAGCATCTAATAATGGCCAAATAAAATTAAATATTGATTCTAATGGAATTCAAAGAACTGAAACTATTACAGTTACTGGGCTTAATGGAATTAATATTGATGGTTCTGGTACAAACTCATTAGTAGTTGATGCAGGTTCCTTAGTTAAAACTTATTCAGTATCAAGCGGTGATGTAACGGGCGGATCTAAGTTAATTCTTACAGAAACTGATGTTGATAATAATACCACAGATGATCAAGTTAGTTTTTTAGGTGCCGATGGTATTTCAGTATCTCAAGCTTCAGATGAAATAACAATATCTGGAATTGATCTTCAAGCCGTAAGTACTATTACAGCAAACCAAACAGGTGGTAATAGTTTTATAACTTTAAATGATTCTAGCCCTGTTGCGGGACTTACTACAACTAATTTAGGTGTTACTGGAGCAAACGGTATTGAAATTAGTGTTGATAGTAATGGCGCAGGTAATGCTACTTTGGATATTAGTGCAGCCGCCCTTCAAATTACTTCCACATTACAGGCTAATGCATCTGCTGCTGGTGTTGATACTAGAATTACTTTTACCGAAACAGATGCTGCATCAAATTCTACAGCACAATTTATAGAATTTATTGGTACTGGTGGTATAACAGTTTCATCTATAGCACCAGCTGGGGTTCACGATGGAATAATAACAATTAGTGCAGATAGTATGCACCACCCAAATACTACATATATTGCAGAGTTTGCTGATCCACCTGGTGTTACAGAGAATGAAGTTGATTTTAAATTAATACACCAAGGACCAGATAGTGGAGAAGATACAACACTAAAAATTAAATCTGTTGATGGTATTTTAACAAGAGAATCTGATGGAGAGCTTGTCATTGGTGCAATAGTTCAGATTGAACAGATTAATAACGAGACAATAGATTTTGAAACAAATGCAGATGCCGGTATCTCTTTTGGATCTACAACACAATTTACAGTTAATAGTTCTACATCAGAAACCATACAAATTAATCATGGTGGTACGGGTTCTGGAGCAGCCGTATCTACGTCAAATAGTGGTCAAACTGTTATACAGAATATAAATCTTGATAAGTTTGGTCACGTACAATCTGTTACTAATGGTACTGTAGCAGGTCAGTATTTAATGAGTGCTACAGTTAGTAATGAAGCAGTTATTCGCTTAGATACTCAAGCAAACGGTCAAAGTGGTAGCGCCGAAGATGTTATAATTGAGGGTAGTGGACAAACCACAGTAACAGCAGATGCCGGTGGTACTAAAATAACTATATCAACTCCAAGTGTTGTTGGTGCTTTTAATAATTTAACCGACGTGGATACAACGGGTACTTCAAATAGTGATGAAGGTCATGATGCAATAAACGGTACTACTAATCATATAGGTCACGTTCCTATGTGGGATGGTACTAATTTCACTACTCGAAAAATAAATTTTAATGCACACGATATTACAGATGTCGATATAACTGGTCAAGCTTTTGAAGAAGTTTTAGCTTGGGTTGGACCAAATTATCCTAGTACTGGAGGTGCAAATGCTTGGAGAAATACAGCTTTAAGTGATTTACTTGATATACCATCTAGTATAGATGATTTATCTGACGTAGATATTAGCACAACGGCACCAACAAATGATCAAGCATTAGTGTGGGATGGCACAAACTTTGTACCTGGTGATGTTGCAGCAGATGTAGCTATGAATGATCTTACAGATGTTAGTACAGCAGGTATATCTGATGGTCAAGCTATAATTTATCAAGCATCAACTTCTAGTTTTATTGCAGGTGATGCAGGAGAAGTATATACCGCAGGCACAAATATATCAATAAATTCTAATAATGAAATATCTGCAACTAATACTACATATTCAGCTGGTCAAGGAATTGGTTTAAGCGGTACTACGTTTAGTGTTGCTGCTGGTAGTGGATTAACACAAGAAGCTAATGGTTTAGCAATGTCCGGGGCTTACACTGGTAATTTTACACTTACTGGTGCCTTTACTGCAACTGGAGATATTACTGCATTTGGAACATCTGATGAAAGATTAAAGACTAATATTTCTGTAATTGATAATGCTTTAGATAAAATAAATAAAATTTCTGGATATACATTTAACTGGAATGAATTAGCAGAAGATAAAGATCAAACTCTTAGAGAAGCTGGAGTTTTAGCTCAAGAAGTTGAAGAAGTATTACCAGAAGTTACAATAACAAGAGAAGATGGATATAAAGCTGTTAGATATGAAAAATTGGTTCCATTATTAATTGAAGCAATTAAAGAACTTTCCGAAAAAGTTGAAAGACTTGAAAGGGAAAAATAATGCCATTTGTACCAAGCACCGGAGCCATATCATTTGATAATGACATAGAAGATGTATTTGAAGATCAGTCAACTCCTGCAATGAGTTTATCAGAATACTATAGAAACGGCACCAATGTTCAAACAGCTGTTACAGCAGGAAACGTTGATACTAGTTCAGTAGTTACTTCTGGTATACCTACAAGCGGTCAGATTAGTTTTAGTGATTTTAGAGGTCAAGGTTATGATCTTATAGTTCAATCTGCAGTATTTGATAGAAATAATACAACAACGGGTCAAGATTTTACTTGGACCGTTCCTGCTGGTGTTACAGAAATATCTGCATTTATTGTAGGAGCAGGAGGTGGAGGCGGTGGTAATGATGGAGTTTCTGGACCAACATCCTCTGCTGGTGGAGGCGGTGGTTCTGCGTGGGGTTATTGGACAGTTACACCAGGAACATCATACACTTTAAGAATAGGTGCTGGTGGTGCTTCCGGAAACGGTAATACTGGCGCTGATGGTGGTGATGGTGGAGATACATACATAAAATCAGGCTCAACTGTATTACTACAAGGTGGTGGAGGTGGTGGAGGTGTTTCTAATACAAGCTCGAGTAATTCCGGTGGTGCCGGCGGCACAACTACTGGAACACAAAGAGGTGGTGGAGGTGTAGGTGGACAAGGTGGTGATGGTGCTACTAATACTGCTTCTGGTGGTGGTGGTGGCGCTGGTGGTTACGGTGGTGTAAGTTCAGCTAAAGGTGGCGATGGTGCTGATGCTGATGGTTCTGGACAACAAAGTGGACAGGGTGGTGCTGGAGCTGGTGGTGATGATATTAATAATAATTTTCCTCAAGCTACAAGTAGTGGTGGCGCAGTAGGTATATTTGGTCAAGGTAATAGTGGATCCACTTCAGGAAATACTGCACCAAGAGTTTCAAGTAGTAGACATGGTTCAACATATTCAGCCGGTTTTCCAGGTAATTATCTAGTACCAGCCTCTGGTGTTGGATCTGTTACAGAAGCGACTGCAGGAACATTTAATAATCCTACAACCTCAGGAGTAGCAGCATCACCTGGAGCCGGTGGTGGCGGTCTTGAAGATGATACACTAGGCTTTGGCCAAAAAGGTGGCGATGGTGCTATAAGAATTGTTTGGGGTACTCAGCCGGATGGTACTACACTAAGAAGATATCCTTCAGCTAGTGCTGTATCAGGGGATTAAAAGTCAAAAACTTAATTTATATAAATAATCTAAAATATGGAGAATAATTATGGATGATGAATTAAATAATGTTACAGATGTTTCAGATGAAAACATCGAAAGTCTTGAAGATATTGATACAGTAGATACGTCTGCTGAAGAAGATACAAGTGATGAACCAGAAGTGGAACTTGATCCAATTGAAGCGATGATATCGTCTATTGAGGATAAAGATTTTGTAAATTCTTCAAATATTTTTAATGATCTAGTTGCTAATAAACTATCAGATGCTATTGACAATAAAAGAATTGAATTAGCTAATAGATTATATAATAATGCACCTGAAGAGGTAGATGCAGAAGTAGATATGGAAGTAGAAGTAGAAGATGAAATCGTTTAGAACTTTAAGAGCCGACTTAGAAGAATCTAAGAAAATGAAAGTTAAAGGCATTACAATTGAGATTGTAAAGGTCAAGAATAAGTTTCAGGCTAAAGTTGATGGTGACGTTTTAGATACTTATGCTTCAGAAAAAGAAGCTGAGAAAATGGCGAAAGAATTCGTCAAACAGTATAAAGGATAAAACTATGAAGCTTATTGCGGAATACAATGATCAAGAAATATCTTATATTACCGAAGAGGTAGATGAGAGTGGTAAGAAAAACTATGTGATCGAAGGTATCTTCGCACAAGCTGAAAGTAAAAATAGAAACGGCAGAATATATCCTAGAAGTATTATGGAATCTGCAGTTCATAAATTTGCGACCGAACAGGTTGCAACTAAGAGAGCAGTTGGAGAGTTAAATCATCCAGAAGGACCAACTGTTAACTTAGATAAGGTTTCACATCGCATTACCGAGATGACTTGGGAAGGAAATAATGTGATGGGGAAAGCGCTTATATTAGATACTCCAATGGGAAACATTGTAAAAGGTCTCCTCGATGGTGGTGTTCAACTAGGCGTTTCAACTCGTGGTATGGGAAGTCTTGAGAATCGTAATGGGACAATGTATGTAAAGGAAGACTTTATGTTAAACACTGTCGACATTGTACAAGATCCATCTGCTCCAGAAGCTTTCGTTAATGGGATTATGGAAGGTGTAGAGTGGGTTTGGAACAATGGTGTTATTCAACCTCAAGATATTGAAGAAATTGAGACTGAAATTAAAAAAGCTCCGCGTGCTGATATGCATTTAGTGCAGGAACGTGAGTTTAAGAATTTCCTCTCGTTGCTCAAATAAAAGAGGAGTCAAACATGACTGATCAAGTACAAGACCAGGAAGTTGAGCTCGATGAAGCAGCGGAAGTTGTGGACGAAGCTCATGATCCTAAGAATGCAGAAGCTCAATCTGTAGCATCAGTAGATGCTGCCGGTGATGCGACTAAAGCTGCTCCAAAGCGGAAAGGCGATAAGTCAAATTCAGAGCCAATGCCAAAAACTAAAGCTGGCATGGTTAATGCTATGTACGGTAAGTTACAGGCTATGAAAAAAGCTGATCTTCAAGCATCATATAAAAATATGATGGGTGAAGAAGTCGAAATGGAAGATGACGTAGTCGTCTCTGAGCACAAGGAAGACCTACAAGCACTTATTGCTAATGAAGAAGGTCTTGCGGAAGGCTTTAAAGAAAAAGCCGCAACAATTTTTGAAGCAGCTGTTAATTCAAAAGTGAATGAAGCAGTAGCTAAGAAAGAAGCTGAACTTGAAGCAACTATTGCTGAAAGAGTAACAGCCCTTGAAGAGCAGTATGCAACAGAAATTGAAGAAGGTCTCAACGAAACACGTGGAGAGCTTGTTGAAAAAATCGACAGCTATCTAAACTATGTAGTTGAAACTTGGATGGAAGAAAACAAATTGGCTGTAGAAGCTGGTTTGAGAACAGAGATTGCAGAAACATTCATGAACAATTTGAAAGACTTGTTTACTGAATCTTATATCGAAGTTCCAGAATCCAAAATTGATCTTGTGGATGACTTGGTAGAGCAAGTTGAAGAGCTTGAAAACCAATTAAATTCACAGACAGAGAAAAACATGCAAATGTCAGAATCTGTAAAATCAATGAAAAAAGAAGTTTGCATTCGTGAAGCTTCTAAAGACCTAGCAGAAACACAAGTTGAAAAACTTAGAAGTCTTGCTGAAAGTGTTGACTTTACAACCGAAGAAGATTTTGCTTCAAAAATCGCTACACTTAAAGAATCATATTTTGCTCAGAAACCTGTAGAAACTACAGAAGCACCAGTAGAAATGGTTAATGAAAGTGTTGTAGAAGAAGAAGCAGATGAAACTGAAATTTCAAGCAACATGGATAAATATCTCTCAGCTTTGAGAACATCTTAATTTAAGGGGACAAAAGAAAATGTCTAATACATATAAAAATCTCACAGAGAAATGGGCACCAGTGCTCAATGAAGAATCAGCGGGTAAAATCGAAGATTCTTACAGAAAATCAGTAACAGCTGTTGTTCTTGAGAACCAAGAAAAAGCTCTTGCTGAGCAGCGTCAAGCAGAGCAAGGCTTCTTGACAGAAAACTCACCTTCAAATAACACTGGTTCAGTAGGTAACTGGGATCCAATCCTTATCTCACTCGTGCGTCGTGCTATGCCAAACATGATGGCATATGATGTATGTGGTGTGCAACCAATGACTGGTCCAACAGGCTTGATCTTCGCAATGAAGTCACGCTATGGTGCAGGTGCAACAAGTTCAACTGAAGCATTGTACAACGAAGCAAATACTGCTTGGGGTGGCGATTCAACAGGTGCAAACGGTTCAGCAGGTCCATCAGGTCTTTCTGGTGTAACTGATGGTAACGGCGATAGCACTTTAGATGATAACCGTGTAACTACTGGTTTTGCTGGTGGTATGCCAACAGCAGACGGTGAGGCACTTGGTACAACTTCATCTACTTTCAATGAAATGGGTTTCACCATTGAAAAAGCAACTGTGTCTGCAAAAACACGTGCGTTGAAAGCAGAGTATAGCCTAGAGCTAGCACAAGACTTGAAAGCAATTCATGGTCTTGATGCAGAATCAGAATTGGCAAATATCTTGTCAACAGAGATTCTTGCAGAAATTAACCGTGAAGTAATCCGTACAATCAACTCACAAGCTAAGACTGGTGCTGCTACAGCTCAAACAGCTCTTAATGGTGTGTTTGATCTTGCGAACGATGCTGATGGCCGTTGGTCAGTAGAGAAGTTCAAAGGTCTTATGGTACAAATCGAGCGTGAAGCAAATACAATTGCTAAAGAAACTCGTAGAGGCCGCGGTAACTTCATCATCACATCATCAGACGTAGCATCATGCTTGTCTGCAACAGGTATGCTTGATTATGCTCCGGCATTAGCAACTAATCTAAATGTAGATGATACAGGTAATACTTTTGCTGGTGTTCTTAACGGACGCACAAGAGTATATATCGACCCATATGCAACAACCGATTATGTAACCGTAGGTTATAAAGGTACTAACGCATATGACGCCGGTGTATTCTATTGCCCATATGTACCACTAACTATGGTACGTGCAGTTGGTGAGAATGACTTCCAGCCAAAAATCGGGTTCAAAACTCGCTACGGCATGGTATCAAACCCATTTGTAGGTGCAAACCCAGCAAGCGGTCTTGCAGCAGCAAAAACCAACCAGTACTACAGAATCTTCCGTGTGGATAACATCCTTAACGCATAAGATTTTAATATAAAAAAAGGGAGGGGTTCAACCCTCCCAACTAAGCTCCATTCGTGGGGCTTTTTTTATGCCATCTTATTAGACATTTTCATTAACCAT